TTGACTGAGCCGCTTCGGGGCTGGTGGCAGAAACTTACTCTTTTCAAGGCTGACCCGTACGGGCTCAAGGGTCGTCTTCTGTTCTTGGACCTGGACGTAGTTATCACGGGCGGACTGGACGATCTGGTCGGCTATGAGGGCGCTTTCGTGGGTGTGACGGACTTCTGCCGGCCGCGGCTCTACAACTCCAGCGTGTTCCTGCTGAATGCCGGATCACACCCGGAGGTATGGCGCGATTTCGACGGCTCGGTAATCGAGAAAATGCATGGCGATCAGGACTGGATTAGCAGCAAGATCCACGGTGCCCCAACGTGGCCTCGCGCGTGGATACGGTCCTACAGGTTTGATTTTCAGCAGGAGCGGGTCACGAAGGGAACGCGCGTAGTGGTGTTCCACGGCCTACCGAAGCCGGCAGAATGCGGCGGATGGGTGACGGACCTATGGCAATAGCTGACGAATACAACGAGGTCAACGAAGCGATGGTGGAGACGTTCGGGCAGGCCGTGACGTTCACCGCGAGTGGCGTGGCTGCTGCCTCGAAAACCGCTATCCTGCGATCCGGCGATGAGATGGAGGCGACGGTGCCCGGGGCGATGGTCGAGGCGTGGGTGGACTTGGGAGACTTCACGACGCAGCCGACGGAATACGACACGGTGACAATCTCAGCCGCGGTACTCGCAACCGTCGGTATAGAAAGCGCAACGGCTCTTATATTTGCTATCCGCGATGTGCGGAGAGATTCGAGCGGCGGGGCTTATCTCGCCCTACAGGTGAAGCGGTAATGGTCAAGGTCAAGATCAAATTCAGCGGGAAGAAGATCACCCTTCGTGGGACCGGAACGATGGCTCCTGGCTTCGAAGCGCGGGACCATGCACGGCTTGGGCAGACTGGGCTCCGATCTCTTCGCAAGCGGGTCGCGCTGGGAGTTGGCGCAAACGATACACCGATGCCTCCGCTGACAGCCGGGTATAAGAAATGGAAACGCGGGGCGAAGATCAGGAACCTTTGGCTGAGCGGTAAGATGATGCTCAATCTTTCGGTAAGGTGGGCATCCGATCGGCAAGTCTTGATTGCGCTGACTACAGCCAAAGAACGCACGAAGGCATGGTCCAATCAGCAGATTTCAGAATGGTTGGCGTGGTCACCGGATGATCAGAGAGTCATCATGAAAGAAGCCGAGAAGATCTTCCATTACCAAGTGAAGCAGACCGGCCAGGCGCTCATCAATGGCGGGCGCCGAAGCCGCCAGGACTTCCTGCGTGACGCCGGGCTATTCCAGAGGGCCGCATAATGCCGAATATCTATAAGGCCATTCGAGACGCTATGGTGAGTTGCTTGGCCGACGGAACAACCGGGTTTAACGCGCAACTGGACGACATTGCCAGCGCTTACGGAATTACGTCATTCGCGATCGATTGGACCTCGGATAGCCGCAATTTCGTGCAGGCGTATCTTGACCCTGAAATGCTTGACGTGTCCCGAGTCTGCGAATTCCCGGCGGCTGTGCTGTACCTCGCCGAAGCGGTGAACGAGCGGCGCGAAAAGTATCGCAGTTTCAGCGGGCAGGTCCTCGGACACCTCGATTTCTATCTGCGATATCGGCTGCTGAAAGATCCGCAGACGGCTGGCAACGACACGCCGCCCAGCAATGACGATTATGAATCAGCGGCGGATGCTGTGGCCGATGCGGCCATGGAATCATTCATCGATGGAGCCGCAACGCTTCGGGCCGCCGGTGCCCTCTGGAGCAAGGAATACCGGATCGACAGAGATCCCGTGCAGCTTTTCGGCGATGGGCACGGACAGCGCATCGCAATCACCCTCGGTTTTGACCGACACATTTAGGAGGACTTATGTCCTATATCTACACACCCGATGAACGGGTATATGTTCAGGTAACGCACCCATGGGATGGCGAGATCCCAAACTCAAGCAGCCCGGCGGCGGCCACTGTCGGCGATACCGACGCGGTGAGGCATGTGCTATGCACTCTCGGGACTGTCAACAGCCTGATTCAGAGCCGTGCCAAGACAGGATCTCGTTCTCAGCTTGCCGGCGTAGCGGGCCGACGCGGAGCGTCCTTCTCATTGGAGGTTCCGCTCATTGGAAGCGGTACAGCCGGGACGGCCCCTGATATCGATCCGATACTGGAGGCCATCTTCGGTGCGGTTGGCACAGACACACCCGCCACCTCGGTCGCTTATGCCTTCGCCGATGCAGTCCCCGGACTGACCATCTTCTCATTCCGCGACCCCACGGCTGACAACATGTGGGACCGCATTCTCGCCGGTGGAGTGGTCAACCAATTCTCATTCAGCCCGAATCAGGACAACACGGCAGCGCTCACGGTCAGCGGCGATGGCGTCTACATCGTCAACAAGCCGAATTTCTCAAATCTTGATACGGCCGGGAAGTGCGGCCTCGGCGTATTCCCCACTGAGCCCAGTACTCCCACTTACACGGGTTCCGAAGTCCCCGGTTTCGTCGGTTCCGCGACCATCAACAGCGTCGGCACATTCAAGCTGTCGAGCTGGGGTATCTCCGGCGCCCTGAATCGTGCCATGCGGCCCTCTCACGGATCGTGGTATCCCGACGTCACTTCGCAAGGCGTTCGCCAGATCACGGTAGACCTCGAACTCTTCGAGGAGAACATCGCCGCGATGACCACGTTGCGCCAGTTTGTCTACTCCAAGGGAACATTCGACGCGACTATCGTCGTGGGTGAAGATACAGGAAACACCTGGACATTCACCTGCAACAATCTTCAGGCACCGTCGGAAGAGTCGGACGAGGGTGGCAACGAATACATCCTGCGCCTGGCTGGCTGCGTCATGACCGCTACGAGCGCGGCGGCGAAAGATGAATTCGCGCTCACGATCACATAATGACTGACTTCAAAAGCACGGCTACTCACCCATCAGAGGTCTATCCGGGCGTCAAGTTCACGGTCCGGAAACTCAATGTCATGCAGCGACTCGAGCGCGACGCCGATATTTCCGATGACGTCGCGCGGGCGCAGGAGATCACCGCCGAATATGCCACGCTTGGCGATGAGGCATTCAAGCGCAAACTGGAATTGAACCGGGAGTTTCTGGCAGTCAACCACAAGCGAGTTATGCCCGTCGTCATGAAGGCCGGGCTTGAGTCCATCATTGGCCTAGCCGTTGACGGCCAGCCGGTCACCGATTACGACGGGCTCATGCAGTGCGGCGCCGTCTCGGACGACTTTCTCAATGAGATATTTATCGGCTGCCAGTGCGCCTCCGGGTTCTACGGAGACGAAAGAAAAAACTTCGCGTCGCCTGGCGTTTCGACCGGGCGGGAGGATGGGACAAGCCAGAGTTCGACTGCGGAAAATGCCGAGCCGACGGACTCTACAAAAAGCGAGGCTGTCAAAAGCACTTCCCAGGCCGGCTGAAGGACGGCAAACAGCCCGCGTGGGTTCCGTTCATCACGATCGACAAGAAGGCCAAAATGATACCGGATCTCGCAACGGATGAATGCCCGGTAAGTCTGATCGGGCCTGATATCCGGCGCGTAGTGAGGACCATTGAAAATCACCGCTACATCAATGAATTCGGCGGCGCGCTGCTCTTTGGGCCAGACATTGCGACCTGGCCGGCGTGGTATGCCGATGCAGTCCAGATTATCCAAGAGGAGATCTGCCGTGAGACGAACATCACCAGCAGAGAGATAAGAAATGGCCGCAACAAATAGACTGTCACTCCTCATCGAATCGCAGGCCCGCGGCACAGCGGAAGTCGATAATCTCGTCAAATCCATAAACTATCTCACGGCGACTCTCGACAAGTCAGCCAATCATGCCGTAAAGGCAGCAGCCGCACACCAGAAGGGGTCCGATGCTGTTGCCAAGGCGTCCAAACAGACGACCAAGGCGGCGGCTGACCACAAAAAAGCATCGGACTCAATTTCAGCAGACCTAAAGAACCTGGCCCTAAACGCAGCAGCGGTTATCGGTTTTGGGGCGTCATTACGATACCTGTCTACTGAGATCGCCGGATTTGCTGCCCGTGCCGAGACGATGGGCGTAGTTATCGACAGTCTCAGCCGCGCCAACAGTTTGAGCGTGGAACCGGTTCGGGCTCAGGTAGAGGCCGTCAAGAAACTCGGCATCACGACGACAGAGGCGCGAGAGAGCATCGCGAAGATGATGTTCGCGCAGCTTGACCTGAGAAAGGCCACGGAACTTGCCAGACTGTCTCAGGACGCCGCTGTTATCGCCGGCGTGAAATCGTCCGAAGCGTTTGCCGGTATCGTCCATTCAATCACGACGCGGCAAATCAGGGAGCTGAGAACATACGGCATCGCCGTCACATTTGCGGAGAAATTTACAGCCGAGGCGAAGAGACTTGGAAGGGAGTTGTCGGAGACAGAAAAGAATCAAATTGCACTAAATACCGTCCTAGACCAAGGCTCTAAAATCATGGGCACCTACGAGGCGGCCATGACTACCGCTGGGAAGCAGGTCACCTCACTGGCACGGTACTATGACGAGGCCAGAATAGCCGTCGGAGACGAGTTTATACCGGTCTATGGCCGTGTGGTCCAACTGCTGACAGAGGGAGCCAAGGCAATAGCTGAGAACGCTTCAGGATTCGCCAATCTTGCAACCGGAATCACCGCTGCCGGGGCGGCGCTGTTAGCTGCCAAGTTTACTCCCGGTGGGCCAATCGTCAAGGGAGTGGCTGCTGCCCTAGTCGGTGGCGGAGTTTACCTCGCTGGCCAGGTCAACCCGCAGAAATACTACCTCGAAGCGGGTGCTGAAGCGATTAGCAGCATTCGGGAGAAGCAACAAAAGATAAATGAGGAGATGGCATCCGGAACGCTCGCGCCGGATGTTGCCAGCAAGCAGTTCGATGCTCTCGAAAAATCCATCACGGCTATCCGTGAACAGACGACCGAGGCATTAGCGAAAATACTCAAGAGCGACTTCGAGAAGCTCAGCAAGCCACTGACGAATAATGACCGTTTGAAGAAACAATTTGGAGGGCAGGTAACGGAATGGCCCACCGGTCCACTGCCGCTCGGTCCCGGTGTGACTATCTTCCCGCGTGACATTGCGGAGGTCATCAACAGGGGGCCTGGAGCCGTTGGGAACGCTCCACTTTTCGATGTTGAACGAGCGGCTGCACTGAGGGCCGAAGCGGATGCTCTGGCGGCTGCGGAGAACAGCGCGAAGCGAGTAGAGGCGATAACGAAACGCCTTGCGGATGCAGCGGCGAAGGGCGGAACCGCCGTTGCGAAGATGTATTTTCAGACTGAGAATTTCATCGCTGGTCTGCCCGGCGGAGTTACGTATCAGCAACGCAGGCAACTGTATTCCGCCGATTCCGCTAACGCTCTCAGTGACCTCCCGCTCGGCAATTTCGGTAAGGAACTGATCCCGTGGCAGCAGTTGGCGCTCGCTCCCCAGATCCCCGGTATGATGGCATACGGTGGAGTAGGGGCGAAGGCCGAATGGATTGACCCGACGCTATCAAAAGAAAGCCGGGCGGTGATAGACAATTTGCGCGTCACTCGGTTGCGGGAGGCGCTCTCCTATCAAGAGCAGATGGTCTCACTGTTATCCGGGCCTGGCGGAGAAGTAGCAGCGATCAAGGAAATCTCTCAGTTACGCCTTGACGCGGCAAATCGTGAATTTGCCATCACGAAAGACGAGTTTGCATTCAAAGATGCCCAGTGGAAGATCGAAAAGGACCGCCAGCTCGAACTCCTGAAGCTGAAGAAGGAGGGCCTCAACCAATACCGCGATGCCGTGGTCAACGCTTTCGATTCTCTTGTGGCGCGTGGCGGTGGCATTGGCACGTTCTTGCAGTCCCAAGGGCTCGGGATCGGCCGGCAGGTGGCGGGGAACTTCGCAGGGGCTACCTATTCCGCTGTAGCAGGACGTCTGACGCTACCGGGGCAGGGGACTGCGGAGAATCCCTCATTCCTGGGGAAACTCCTCTCTGGGACTCCCTTGGGGCTTGATCCACTCAAGACGGCCACCGACATGAATACCATGGCGACGGTGCAGAATACCGCTGCTATCCGCGCAATGACAACCGGCGCAGGTATCGGCGGCACGGTGAGCGGCCTGTCCGGTCTCATGACGAGCGGATTCTCAACTGGCAACCCGTCCTACATCGACTATCTGAATCAGCAACAGATCAATGCACCGCTCGGGATTGCTCCTCCAGGCGGAGGCGGTATCGGACTCGCCCAAGGTATCGGCATTGCAGGCGCCGGGGCGGCTGGTGCATACGGCATATACTCTGGCGTCAAGCAGGGCGGAGCGCGGGGAGCGCTGACTGCATCCGGTGCGGGTCTCGGCGCGGCTGGCACGATCATGGCCCTTGCTGGGCTGACAGGTCCGGCGGCACCGATACTCATGGCTGCCGGATTGGGCCTTGCGCTGGGGACTACATTGCTCGGTGATCCCAAGGAACAGCGGCGCGAAGAGATGCAACTCCGCATCGAATCTGCCCGAATCACCATTGACGGCCCGACGACAATTCAGATGACCGGAACCGGTGCAGGCTTTGACTACAACATCGGCGGCGGGATGCGCATCAACAGTGAGGACCAGATTGCCGATGCCGTCTATAATGCTTCACAGCGCGGCCACAAAATGAATGCGGCGCTGAGAGAGGCAGTGTTGAGGTAATGGCGTCGTTTCCCACACTATCGAGCGGAGCGGTAGCGCTTGACCCGGTGCGCCACGTCACCAAGTACCCGGTGCGCGTGATCGAGTTCAACGATGACTCGACACAGCGGTGGAAGCAGAGCGCGGCGCTGAGTGAGTTCGAGTTAGCATTCACGGACCTATCGGCCGCTGACCGGGACACGTTGCAGACGTTTTTCGACTCGGTGAAGGGTGCCTACGATTCGACGTGGGATATCACGATCGGCGGCACACTCTACAGCTACATGGCCTTCGATGACGATGCCCCGCGATGGTCCGAGAAGACGGCGGAATCGTGGGACGTGAGCTTCAAGATCCGGCAGACCCGTAAAAACTGATGGCTACTTTCCCACCAATCACCGGCTCGGTCCTGACACATCGCGGATGGAGCTACGCGCGGTCCTACCGCACGAGCCGTGAGGATATGGCTACCGGGAAGCGCCACGCTTACTATCACCGGGCGACTCCTCTCCTACGTTGGACTGTCGGCGGGGACTCGCTTTCAGATGCGGACGTGGCTACGCTCGTGGCGTTCGTGGCCGCTCGGTTCGGCGGGCTGGAATCGTTCGACTTTGTGGACCCGGAGACGGCCAGCAGCTACACGGCCATCATAGATGGGGATATTGACCTGAGAGTCAACGGTAGGAACGACAACACGCTCTGGCTTGATGTGGCGGAGATCGGTTAGTTATGCAGATGCTTCCACGAGCGTCCGGCGAACAAATCACAAACAGCCCAACGGGAAAGTCCGTATTGGGAAGCGGCCTTACGTTGCGATATGGAACCGTTGCGCAGCATAGTCAGGATTTCGCAAGCCTGATCGTCAGTGATTTTGGAGCGGTAGTGTTGTTCGCCGCGATGAACGCGGTGCCGTCCTTTGCTCATCTTGTCATCACAATTGTCTTGAGGAGTACCAAGAAAGAGATGCTTGGGATTACAGCACGGCGGATTGTCGCAATGGTGGCAGACAAACATTTCACGTGGGTCTTTTTTGTAATGAAGCTGAAACGCAAGGCGGTGCGCAGGAAAACACTTACCATCAAACTTGACGGAACCATAACCACACGCAGTTCTTGCACCCATATACGGCCAACACGCATCTGGTCCGCTATTGTTGTCAATGAGATCCCAGAAACGCTCCGTGGTCATGCGTTGGCCGACTCCAGTACATTCGTGAGAACAATATTTAGGGGGTTTTCTGCCGGATGCATAAGACCGCGGAGTGAATTCCTTCCCACAAACTTCACAGCGGAATCTATACGTGATTCTTCGGCTAGCATAGAGGCACGCCAAAGAACAGAACTTAGCGGTCTTCTCTCTATTCCTTGGGACGTTGAACCGCGCCAGACATTGCTCGCACGTAAACCAGACTCGATCTTTTTTCATGCTTCTATTATACCAGCCATGTGGCAAAACTAGATCAATAGAATGAGCACTATCAACACAATCAAAGAGCAAGAACAAGCGCTCCAGCCCTTGCTCCTGGCTGTTATCACGCTTGCCGATGCGTCCGTGCTCCGGCTATCCACTCACCCGCTCAACACGGCGGACGGCGGCTACCAGTACGGCGGCAACGACTACGAGCCGCGCATCCTCAGCTACTCAATCAATGCAGTCCAGGCCGTGAGCGAGCAGGGGATCTCTGTTCTGCCGCGCATGTCGATCACGGTTGCTGATCCCGACAAGTATGTATGGACATCGTTCAAAAACATCAAGGGCGCTGCTATCGAAGTCACGTTTCTGTTTTGGGATGCCGACTCGTCCACGTTCTCATCGGACACAAAACAAACATTCACCGGCATCTGTGACGGGCTCCAATCGGTCACACCGACGCAAGTAGTAATCAGCGCGAAAAACAGGCTCGACTTGCAGCGCAAATTCCTGCCGGTCATGCCCATCCAGATGCGGTGCCCGTGGTTTTTCCCGACCACTGCAACGCAACGGCAAGCGGCGGCGGACGACTCGGACTCGCGGTACTACCATTGCGGCTACTCGCCGGATGCGAGCGGGGCGAATGCACGCGGCAACGGTTCCTACACGTCCTGCAATTTTACCAAGGCCGATTGCGTGTTGCGTGGGATGTACGAAGAGGACGGCTCGTCGCGCACTACGGGCCGATTCGGCGGGATTCAGTGGCAGCCTCCGACTGGTGGCCGATCTCGCCAATATGTCTCCGGGGATATTCTGGACGTCAAGAACGATCCAAACGAGGCGAGATACGGCGACTATGTTCCGCTCGTCTACGGGACCGCCTGGGTCGAGCCTCCGGTAATCGCACCGATCGGAGAGGCCAACTCAACACGCACAGAGACAGTCCTTTCAATGGGTACGATTGAGGCGGTGTTCCGGGTTGCCGTGAATGACGTTGAGATCCAAGCGGCTTCGGGGATGGACCACGCCGTCCGCTGGATTCAGGACCCGCTAATGGCTTGGTATCTCGTCAATCGTGGTGACCGTGACGGGGCTCCGAACGTGCTCCCCGGTTACACTCATGATCAGACCGGACTTCCACTCGGTGATCCCTATGGCGGGATGGCTACGATTTGTACGGTAGTTTACAAGGACGTGGCCGGATCGGATTCAATCCCGACGATTCGCGCTCAGATACGCGGTCGGTGGATCAGGGTCTACACTGATACGAGCACCTACACCACTGTCTGGAATTACCTCACCCCGTGGGTCATCATGGATCTTCTGGTCCTGGTGGGCTTCACGTACTCTGACCTCGATATCCAATCGTTCATCGACGCGGCAGCGATTGCCGGCGAGAACGTCATACACACAGATCAATACGGGAATGCGGATTCATCTCAGCTTCGATTCGGGTGTTCTCTGGTAATCCGCCGGCGCCGAAGCGCGGCGGACGTAATCGGCGGGCTGCTGCGGTCCTGTGATGGTCTCCTGATTCCGAACACCTCCACCGGCAAACTCGAATTGCACCTGAAGCAGACCCTTGCCGAACAGCAGCCGAGCACGGTGGCCGGTTCGAACTACGACACGGCGGTAACGTCGATGGACGTGGACCAGATACCGGCGAATGGGTACGCGGCTTACAAGTTCGACGACTCCACGATCATTCAGCTCGGCGGCGTGAGCACGTTGAAACTCTGGCAGCGTCCTAACAGCGATACCCCGAACATCGTCAACATTGGATTCATTAACGCTGGCCGGGACTATGCGGCGGATACGCTCCGCCTGCCGGATGCGACGGACGTAAACCTGATCGGTCAGGAGGTCGAACAGAACGTCGGTATCGAGGGCTGCGGCTCGTTGGACCAGGCCAAGCGCGTGGGCGCCACGTTCCTAGCCGAGGGGCTCCGTGGAAATGACGCCGACGACACGGGTGGAACCATCTATGGGGAACTGGAGACGACCTTCCGCGCCGTGCGTCTGCGGGTGGGCCACATCTGCCTGCTATCCGATGTACACCACGGCATCACGGATCAGCTCATCCGCATTCTCAGCATTCAGCCCGACACGAATTTCGAGACCTGCAAGATTGGGTTTCAATTTCACGAGGATTACTGGTACACGGACCCATGGGGCCAGAATGCGGACCCCGGATTCAGCGACACGGCGCGGGATCGGCTGCGGCGGCCGTCATTCCCATGGTGCCCGTACTCGGAACAGCCTGACGCCGATGATCCGATGTTCGACGCGAGCGATTGGAATTTCTCGCTGTCCGAGGTCCACGAGACGGCGGCGGACGGAACCGCGATAACGCGGGTGGCGGTCACCGGTAAGCAGCCCGTCAACCTGTTTTCCTCATTACAACCACCCAAGATCGCGATACAGGGGACGACAGCCAGCAGTGGCGGGACGATTCCAGGCGGTGGGGTGGCGTATTACCTGGTGATCTGTGCGCGCGATTCCGATGGTCTGCTGACCGCTCCATCTAATCTCTGCGTGGTAGATGTGACGGACGATAGCTCTCCGGGTGGCGAGAACACTATCAGCGTCGAAGTCCATCAGTGGGATTCGGATACGGCGGGCTATGTCGTCTTCTGCGGGAACTCCCCGAACCGTCTCAGCTATCAAGACGAGGTAGCATCTCCGGCGACGCCATCAAGCGTGACGCTCACGGCCTACAATGAGCGTACATGGGGGGTGCCCGATGGAGAGTTTGACAAACTCGGGCTGAAGGTCAAGCGGATTGCTCACAGCGGAGTGTTCGGAAGGGCGCTGAGCACAGTCGGAAGTAGCAGTCTGACATTCGATCCAGGATCTCCCGGCTGGGACACTGACGAATGGATTGGATATGACATCTCCGTCATCGCCCGCACCGAGGCGGACGTGTCGCCAGCTGTGACGCTGGAAATCCTGAATTTCAGCATCACGGGGAATGATGCAGATACGCTAACTGTAACTCCCGATCCTCTTGCGGCCGGAATAGTCGCCGGTGATGTATTCGTGATGCGGTCGCTACCGGTCGTCGATGCCGATGCTGACGGAAACTACATCGAGGATGCGAACTGGGTGAACGACCTGGCCGGGACCGGAACAGGGCTAGCCGTCGATCAGGAGATAGGCCGGCTACTGCGGATCATCGCTGGAACCGGGCGCGGGCACATCTACCGCGTCAAAAAGAACACATCAACGCGGGTCTACATCGATGGAGAATGGACGACGACGCCCGATTCAACCACACGCTACATTATCGAGGAGCCGGAGTTCCAGGTGGTCCGCTGGACAGAATCGCTGAATAATCAGGATGATGCGGCCGACATTACGATATCGGCCAACGTAGATAATTACGAGGGGCTCACCATGTTGGTGCAGGCTGTCACGATGGACGGCGGCGGAAATGAATCAATTTCATCCCTATGCCCGATCCGTGAGATTTACATTTGGGGCTTCGAGGGTGACTTGCTGACTGACGATGGAATTGTGATACCGGCATACACATGAGTATAAATTATCCAAATGCGACGGGAGAATCCCTAAAGGATTTCATGGGGGAGCATCCCTCTGTGAAAATGTGGGGAGCCGTAGGCGACGGTAAAATGGTCAACGACGCTGAGATTTCATCCGGGGAAACAACACTTACATCGGCCAGCGGAAAATTCATTGCCGGAGATGTGGGCAAGCCCATCACTGTGGATGGTGCAGGGGCGGCCGGCGCAATCCTGAAAACCACCATTGCGAGCTACACCAGCGCGACCGAGGTGGAATTGACCAATGCTGCCAGCACAACAGTGTCGCAGAGTACATCTCCGCAAGACAACGCACACGCATGGTGGGGAACTGATGATTCATCGGCCATAAATACCGCGATTGCGTCGGTTGGCGCAGCGTCGGAGGGCGGTGGAGGAACTTTGTATATTCCAGTGGGAATCTACATTGTTTCCGTTCCTATCCAAATGCAGCCGGGCGTTACGCTGCACGGGCACCCGACGTACAACCGATACGCATTCGATACTGGAGTCCACCTCCCACTCCAATCACAGATCAAGACGGCTGCCGATTTCCCAGCGGATAGTTATGTGATCGACGCCGGGGACGTTTCTCACTTTGGAATCCACAATCTGGAAATCACGGGAGACGGGACGAGCGAGATGGTTGCTTACGATGCGACGTGTACCGGAATTCTCATAGGAACAGCAGATGAAGAAGACGGTGCAGACTCGATCATGTTTGCTATGTCCTACACGTCCGTCACAAACTGCAAGCGTGGCGTGTGGGGAAAGAACTTTGGCGGATGCCGCTGGTACAACTGCAACATCGGGCCATGCTGGTACATCGGTGTGGATTTCGAGAAATACGCCGGGAATGATGGCACTTACGTCAACATCATGATCAACTCCTGCAACTGGGATTCAAGCGGAGTAGCCGATCCGGTTGAGGAATTGTACACAGGGACCGGCCTGCGCCTCGGGCACGGCTGCGGGCATCAGTCATGGATAGGTGGCAAGATCGAGTGGAACGCGACTGGCATACTGCTCGATGAGAAATCGTGGAACTGTTACTTCACCGGAATCCACTTTGACGCCAACTACAAATGGCACGTCAGAATTCGCGGTACCGACGAACCAGACGACATTCAAACCTTTGCGCATCGCTTCATGAATTGCCGCTTCTCGGGCGGCGGAAACGACAGTGATGTTGTTGCGGCCGGGCTGGATGCCCATGCGCTGATAGAAGGGCAGACTACGGAATTTTCGCCTTGTGTGGTTGCTGTATCGTTCGTCGGGTGCTCATTCAAGGCCGTGCCGCCCGGCACAGCATACGAGAACTGGGGAACATTCCCGCAGTACCCAAAAAATCAAACGATAGCCACTCGCGTAATCGGGGCCGGGGCCGGAAGTCCAATTATCGACCTTATTGTCTCAGAGTGTGACTTGGAGCATTCATCCGTCAAAGCTGGAAATTGCAACACGAGCGGAACAGCAGTCACCAAAACTAGCGGAGACGACTTCGATGTTACCGGGTTCTGGACCGGAAAAGAATTTCGATTTTACACTCACAACCGATTCACCATTGGATCTGTCGGCGGTGCATCGGCACTAACGCTCACCGGAGACGCTGGCAGTTACAGTGACAAGCCGTGGTTCGTTGAGGTCAACAAGATCAACATCGCGGATGGGTTCTCCGTCTATTCGGAGATCCGTATTCACGATAATCTTGGCATCCCCAATAGGGTCACCCACTCTGAATCAGATACCCGCGATTTGTTCGACTATGTGAACTCGGCCGGCAATTCAATCTGGAGAATGACGAATGGCGGTGATGCCTACTTCTCAGGATGGGCTTACGGTCTTAAGGGCGTGACCTTCCAGAATGATGTTGGGGGAGTGATCTACATAGGACGGTATGACGATGTATTTCTTGGATCTGTGATCGACTTCTACGATG